GGGCAGAATATATTCGCGTATATCAAGAGCAAGCCGCCCCACAAGTTGAGCAAGCAAAAAATGCACTAGAAGCTGTAGCAAAGGCAAACGATGAACCTAAAACAACTTCTTAATATCGCCGGAGTTCGTAACGATATTGCCAAGGCCGTGGAAAAGAAACAGTTAACTGAAAAGCAGGAATTAGAAGTCCAAGAAAAAGCCCTGGCAATGACTAAAATGATGCTCAATGACGCTTTGCGGTATCGCAAAGAACACGGGGGCAATACACCTCCTTCGGCCCCTAAAAAGACAATCATTATCCCCGATTAACTAGGGCGGTTTTTTCAACAAAAGCGTATTAGTGAAGATAGGACACGCTGTGAAGCGCTCCTATCCTTTACCCTGGCCGTAAAGAAGGCCACAGGAAGCCAGTGCGCCTGCATAGAACACTGGCACTTTATACACACTATACACACAGAAAGAAACAAAATGAATCCATTTGAACTACGCTTTTCTATTTTTAACACAGCTAAAGAAATCTTGATCAAGCAGCACGAAGCCAACTTGGCAGCGTGGGAAGTACTTAACAAGACATCAAAAGAAGCAGCCGATTTGGCTCCTCAGTTCCCAACAACTGAAGAGATCATCGACAAAGCTATTGAAATCAATACCTTTATTAGCGGCAGCTACTCAAAAGAATTAACCAACCTGGCTAAAAAAATGTCAGGCGTTTCAGTAATATTCTAAGGAAGCAATATGGCAACTAAACCTGGCTTGTATGCCAACATCGCAGCAAAGAGAGAGCGTATCAAAGCTGGCTCTGGCGAAAAAATGCGCAAGCCGGGTGCCAAAGGTGCTCCAACCGCCAAACAATTCAAAGAGGCAGCGAAGACTGCAAAGGTAAAATGAAAGATTTTAAGAGAATGGTCAAAATGGCCGATGGTGGCAGTGTTGAATCTTACGAAAGTGCAAAAGCCAAAGCCCCATCAAACATTAAAGTTCCAAAATCGGGTGAGTCTTCTAATTACGATTCTTTTTCAAATGCCAAAGGATCTTTTGATTCTAACCAAGAAAAAATGCGTGATATTTATAACACGTACAAACAAAAAGATGATCCAAATGCTGCCACAATGTCTCGCAAATTAGGCGAAAAAGACGAAGAAGCAGCTGGAAGATTAAAAAGAGCTACCAGCGCAGAAGGAAAAAGCGTTCAGGGCGTTTATGATCTAAGACGCGACCTAGGCATGAAACGTGGCGGCAAAGTTACCAAAAAGAAAAAGTAATGGCAACCAAAAAGAAATCAGTATCCCTATCTATTGGCCGCGGTGAGAAGCTGCCGGCATCCCAAGGCGCTGGATTGACAGCTAAGGGCCGTGCCAAATACAACGCAGCAACAGGCTCCAACTTAAAAGCCCCTCAACCTGAAGGCGGCTCCCGTAAAAAATCATTCTGCGCTCGTATGTCCGGCGTGCCTGGTCCGATGAAGGACGAGAACGGCAAACCAACACGCAAAGCAGCAGCACTAAAAAGGTGGAAGTGTGGCAGCTAAAAAAGCCCCAAAAAATAAAAAGGTATTTACCAAAGAGATGGCCAACATCATCTTAGAACTTGGTAAACAAGGCGCCTCCCAGAAGGCTATGTATGCAGCCATCGGTATCAGCAAAGACACTGCTGCCCGCTGGAAAGACGAAGACGAGCACTTTAAAGAAGTGATGTCTCTGGCGACCACCCATGGTCAAGCATTCTGGGAAAACATGATGCTGGCAAACATCGATAACCGCGCTTTTAATAGCCGAGTAGCTGAAATTGCCCTACGAGGTCAGTATCCGGACGACTACAAAGACCGTCAAGAAATTAAATCTAATGTAAAACAAGAGGTTACAGTAGACTTCCACAAAGAGATAGCAGACCTGCTTTCCGCCCTAAAATAGCAACAAAATATTTTTTCAATTTTGTGTAAAAAGCCACCAAAAGGGTGGCTTTTTTGCGTATTAGTAAATGTACGATAAACCGAATTGAAAGAATACCATGACTGCGCACGCTATCCTCTCTGCTTCGGGCTCAAAACGCTGGCTAACATGCACACCCAGCGCCCGCCTAGAAGCCACCCTACCAGAACCAAAGAAAAATGTCGGCGCTTTTGACTTTAGTCAAGAAGGTACAATGGCACATTCTCTGGCAGAGATTAAATTGAGGCACCATTTTGAACAAATTGGAATAGAAGAATATGAACGCGAATACGAAATCATCAAAAACACCCCGTACTACAACGAAGACTTTGAAACCAACGTCGACAACTACGTCTTGTACGTTAGGTCTCAGGTTGGCGACGGCGATACACCGCTATTTGAACAGCGCGTGGACTTTTCTGATTGGGTTCCTGACGGCTTTGGTACAGCCGATGTGGTTATACTTTCTAAGCACGCCATTCGCGTCATCGACCTCAAGTTCGGAAAAGGCGTTCCAGTACACGCGCAAGACAACTCGCAGCTCCGTCTCTACGCGATCGGTGCGTACTCCAAGTTCAAAGAAGAATACCCAGACATCAAGGAAGTCAGCTACACCATCCATCAACCAAGGCTTGACAGTATCAGTACCGACGGGACAAGCGTCAGTAAGCTTATCGACTGGGCAAACACCTACGTCAAAAAGCAAGCCAAAAAAGCGTGGGCAGGCAGCGGCGAATTCATTCCCGGTGATCACTGCCAATTCTGTCGCGCCAAAGCGCAGTGCCGCGCCCGCTCGGACTTCAACAACGAACTCGCCAAACTCGAATTCAAAGCCCCGCCGCTCCTCACCGAAGAAGAATTCGGCCAAGTCTTAAACCGCGCGCAAGATCTTCGCACTTGGGTAGCTGACGTAGAAGAGTTTGCACTCACACGAGCAGTAGAGCAAGAGATTGTGCCCCCCGGATACAAACTTGCTACAACGGTAACGCATCGCAAAATTTCAGACCACGCGCTTGCTGCGGTAGTATTAAAAGAAAAAGGTATGCCAGAAGAAGTAATCTGGGAGCCTCGTAAACTTAAGTCAATCGCGGCTTTAGAAAAGCTAGGACCTAAAGGTCAAGTAACTGCTTGGTTAGGTGACTTAGTTCAACGACCAGAAGGAAGCCCTAAATTGGTCCGCGTTAAAGAGACTGCTGTGGAGGACTTCAAATGAGTACTTGGTTAGTAGCAGTAATGGGTTTAGTTTATTTATACGTCGGATTAGAGCAATTTTATAAAGTGGCTCATAGTTTTAACTCCCGTTTAATAAACACAATGCCTTTAGAAAAATGGTATCGCCAATACTTTTCGGTTACCATGATGTCATTGTGCGTTAATCCCTCTAAAAAAGCAGAAAATATTTCACGCTGTTTTGATGGCATACGTTCCACAATTAACCGTTTGATGTCCAGTATATCTTCTTGACTCCAAGGAAAATATGCTTCCATCATTTCCGTAGATACGCCATCTCCGTCATCTTGTTCAATGGGGTCCAGTTCTTCATCAGACAGTCGGGGTGTTGCCGCCCGGATGATGTGCTTGGTTTTTGTTCTCATGATCATACTAATACGCAATTTAGGTCATCTAAAAGGGCGTCTTGCAAATTTATTTTGCCTTCCAGTACCTCGACCACGTGCTCGTCAATACTATTAGACACCGTTAAATGGTGTATAATAACCGGTTTTTCTTGCCCTTGGCGGTAAATTCGTGCGTTGGCCTGAATGTAGTTTTCGCTTGACCACGGAAGATCGAACCACACCGTTTGGGCTGTCTCTCCAACGTTGCACTGTAGATTGAGCCCAATGCCTCCAGACTGGGGGTGGGCAAGGAGCATACGAATTTCGCCACGACGCCACGCTTCAATGTTGTCATCGTCCAACACCACAGCTTGTGGGAAACAAAGCCTGAGTCTATTAAGTGAATGTTTAAAGTGGTAGAAGACCAGTGTCGGGGACGAGCACTCTTCCATGATCGACTCAAGGTATTCCAGTTTAGAACGGTGTACTTCTTGAGCCTCTCCGTCTTCGTTATAGACCTCTCCCGATGTGAATTGGAGCAGCTTGTTCGCCAGTGCCGCTGCTGTTGGAGCTGTGATTTTTTCGCCTTTGATATCAGCGACCATGTCTTTTCTAAGTTCATCATATTGCTTTCTTACTGACTTATCTATTTCAATGGGGTGGTATAGCTTAGTGCACTCGGGTAACTGCAGATAATCCTCGGCTTTAAGCGAGAAGCAAATATCAGATATTTTTTGATTCAATATCGTATCAGACCCTTGCTTGAGTTTCCAGCTATACACCACGCGTGTATGGCGGTTCATTTGATCCGGCAGCATGTACTTATCGCGAAACTTGGTCAGGCTGGTTTCTAGGCGTTGCCCTAAATCCAATATACCCACCTGTGACCATAGATCCTGCATACCTTGAGGCGTGGGTGTGCCGGTGAGGATTACGCGCCTATGGAAGCCTTTTAAATGCTTTTTAAGGGCTTTAAAACGTTTGGTGCTGGGGTCCTTAAAACGGCTGGACTCGTCAATTACTAAGTTATCAAATGGCAGCTTAGATTGCTGCTCACAAAGCCATGCTACGTTTTCAAGATTTATCAAATAGATATTCGCGTCCGAATTCAAGGCGGATAATCTCGCACTCGGGCTCCCCATGATCTTCGATACGCGTAGGTGCTTGAGGTGCTCCCACTTCTTGACCTCCGCATCCCACACAGTTTCCGCCACACGTTTTGGGGCTATTATCAAGGTCTTTCCTTGCATCTGCTCCGCAATGATGGTGAGCGTCGTTGTCGTTTTCCCTAACCCAGGTGGTAAGAATAGCCCCAAGTTCGGAATAGACTTCGCCTTCTTGATAAGTTCCTGTTGATACTGGTGTAGCTGCGTTCTTTTTAGCATCTCGTTTTTTCTTTTCTTTCCAAAACCAATCGGCTACTTTGTACATTTCTTTTTCTGTTGCGTCATTTTTAATTCTGTTGGCTTTGAGCGATATAAAAGCTACGTTGCCTTTAACATACCCCAGCTCAGGATAAAACTTATCTAACGATGGCACTTGATCTGTATTATACCCCTCCCCCATCCTGTCCCACTCAAATACTGTATCAAAGATTGGGCACTTGTCTACTTTGATAGAGCGCAAGTATTCAAGGTTAATATCAAACGGCAGATTCTTTTCTTTTGCTGTTCTGCGGCAATCTTTTAAAAGAATGCTCATGTTGGAGTCTTCCGCATTGATCCAAAACTCTCTAAAATAACCGTTCTTTTTATTGATAATTTTTGAATAGCCACCAAACTTTTTGCCATCATGGCGAAGTTCACCTCGTTCAAAAGGCTTTCCTGTTTTATGGTTTAAACGCTGCATCAATAAAATCCTCTACGTCTTCTTTTGATCGCAAAATGTGAACCGGAAATCCCTGTTCACCCAATTCGTCAAACACAAGAATTTGTCTAGGACTTAATACTCCCGTTGCTGTCTTCAACTCGATTAGAAACGCCTTCTGATTTATGAATACTATCCGATCCGGGACTCCGGTTACGCTGCTTATCCACTTGTAACTTACCCCCTTGGACTTTTTCACTAAGTTTGTTAAATGCTTCTCTATCTCTTTCTCTAGCACGCTCACGCTTGTCTTCCTCCGTTGCATAAATGCTAAACACTTGTTTAAAAATATGCTCGCCTAAATACGAGCGTGACTCGTCGCCAATTTTTGCTTCGTCTTCGCCAATGAACTCAAACACGTGCGTGACTGTGTGGCTTACCTCATGGTAGATCACACCCATCCGTTCTAACGCGGACTCTTTTGCCATTTCTTCGTAGTTAAATACAATTGCTAGCATGGCATTTTGTGTGCCCTCTTGCTCGATGAAGTGCGACTCTGCCAGGCCAACATCTAACGCATTGTGGCGCGTTGTAATCTTAGAGTCGCGGACGGCTTGCTGAAATGACGCATCAGAAAAGCACACTTTGATTTGAATACCAAAGTGTCCTGTGTCCGCAACGTAGTATGGTCGTTTAATGGCGGGTGTTTTTGCGACTGATCGATTCGAAGATCGCCTGCTGCTCTTCTTCGTCCAATTCGTCAACTGGTGTGCTGTTTTCAAAGATCTCTCCTGTGGCTACTAATTGTTTTATGCCATCTACTAGCGCGTCGTATTCTTCTTGGGTCAGCTCTAATTCATCCGCCCAGCCTTCTTCAAACTCTATACTAATTGGTTTCTTTTTAGTCATCTTCTGCCTTGTAAAAACAAAATAATAAAAAGGATGATGACAATATACAGTATTACGTAAACCATTTAATCCTCCGGTGTATGATACTCTATCGGGGTTGGTATTGTGTCTTCATACCCCGGTTGCCAAGGTGCTTCCTCTACTAATTTTTTCTTATTAAATATTGTGTCCCAGTTTGATTCAAACTGTTCTTTTGGCACGCCTAGTGGGCGTTGGCGATCGCCTTTGCCACCATCTCTCATAACCAATATCTCCAAATAATTTCCAGCGCTAACAATATACACCCGTTGATGGTGCACGCTAATAAAAACCACGCGCAGATTTGTAGGATGGCGCTCATCATACTATCTCCTAAACTGTGGTGTTGATCTGCGCCTACCAAATTGTAGCCGAATCTTAATTGCCTGTGCACTACCAAATACTCTGTTGCGCCAGCCTTGATGGCTGCGGCGGATCCACTGCATCTTAAAGCGTTTTACCTGCGGCGGGACCAAAACAATACGGGTTAGCGGGCTCGGTATGTACGATTTAAAATCCTGTACATAACGACACTTACCCACACCACCAAATACGGCGGTGAACAGTTTGCGCTTGATGATACGCGGGAATCTAAACTTCTTCATCTACTGGTTTACCAGCCAACGCAAACTGTGCATAAAGCCACGCTGTATCGCGGACCTCAGCGGGGGTTGCGCCACGTGCAATCAGTCCCATCGTAGCCGCTGCGGCCAACGTGAATAATTGTTCTTGTTCGGTCATCAGAATATTTCCTTTTCAAAGTTACTGATTGAGTCAACATATTGTTGAGCTTTTGGTTTTAGTTTTGCGCCTAGGTATAAATGCTCGTCACCTTCAATACTACGGCGGCGGTATGACTTGATGTTTAAATCCTGGGTTGTCGAATTAAAACGCTTCTTAAACGACATGTCCGTGCCTGGGTGCAGATTCTTTTTGGTTGCCCAGTGACGATAGCATGCAAACAAATCGTCTTTACTTACTTCAAATCCTTCACCAATCTCCAGCGCTTCTTGGATAAAAGCAATCAATGGGTTTGACAATTCAGTCATTTCATCCAGTGTTTCTTGGCTGGACTTACGTTGAATAAACCTGCCGCCTGCACGCGCAGTTCGACGTTTGTGTCCTTCAATAGACCAGTTAAATATGCCAGCCAATTCTTCGGACAATTGCGATGCTAACTCTACATCTTCGCGACCCCAAAAACTGTTTGTCATGGTGAGCACCAACATACGGCCGGTGAGTGCGTTTGAATTCTCAGCTAACTGCAACATCGCATTGGAATACACGATGATGCGGGTTGGCAGATAACCAGACCATGCCTCTTTGTTTTTGCGATTGACTGTCACTGTGTCCGCACCCACGATACGTAGCAGCTGCGATACCACACCGGCTGCGTTTTTGGTTGTCACGCGCGCGTCTGTGAACGACGCTAGTTGTTTACCTAACCATGGTTGCAATCCGAACGTGTCGCATAACTCTTCCATCTGTGGACTGACCACGTTAGCTTGACCGAGCAGGTCGGTGAGCACTCTGTTGATCGTGCCCTTACCGCTACATCGCGGACCAATAATGTTTAAAAACTTTTGCTGTCTTGTGTCACCAGATAGAATGTAACCAAAATATTCCTGCAGCAATTCAATCGATTCCTGATCATCACCCCATACATCAGCTAGGAACTTAATCCAGTTTGGGCAGGCTGCTGCTGGATTGTATTCAAACGGCAGGCTGTTGTATGTGAAGAAACCCAGTGAGTGCGGGAATAGAATCAGCTGATCCATTTGAAACAAACCATTTTGCATACTCACCAACTCACTGGCTGGCGGGTTGTTTGCTGCGTAACCATCTAACCACACTGGTGGCTTGCCGTTCGGGTCATTGGCTAAATGCACAATGGATTTGAGCGCGTCAATCACTGCGTTCACTGCCGCAGGGTTGGCATTGAACGGCACAAGGTTGCCCTTGCGGTCTTGCTTTTGGCACTTATCAAGAAACTTGTATACCTGGGAGCGCACGGTTGCCTCTTCGATGTACAGGTAGTGTGTTCCTGTGTAAACAAAGAAGTCGCCAGCATAATGCACAATCTTGTACCCGCCCTCGATAGCATAGAGGGATTGTAGAAATTTACGAGCATGGTCAAGCGGGTTGCTTGCATCTAGCACAATCTCTCCGTTGGCCAATGCCGCCTGCAACTTTTTTTGGTTCACCTTAAATATCAGGGAGCGAAGCGTAATACCCTGACCCTTGAATGAATTCCATTTTGTCGCGCACGAATTGATACCGGTGCTGGTGTATTTGTTTGATTGGGCACTCCAGCGATCCCATGCTTCTAAAGCTTCTACATCACCCTGGAATTGGTGGTGCAACGCCATGCCAATGTTTTTCCAGTCATCATACCCGCACGCAGGATCAAATTCGCTGAGCAGCTCCGTTTCAACGCGGAGCAAATCCCACCCTTCGACTGGTGGTGTGTAGTTTGCAAAATCGTCGTCTGAGCGGTTGATTGTTCGCTCTGGTACGTGGGCAGTTAGGTCTTGTTGCTCGGTCGGTATTTCACCGGACATATGATGTCCTGTAATGGTGAAGTACCGGCTTTTTGGATAAATCTCCAAACCGATGGTATGGTCAACGTGGGCAGCTGCTAAATTGGCGCGGGTAAAT